GGCCTGACCATTGCATGCGCATCGAACTGCCAATCATGCGGAACTCACGGAAATCCTCTTTTGAGGTAACCACGAGATTACCGTTGTTATCCACGACGAGATTCTTTTTGTTGCCTAACACATAGGTGTAGAAACCTTTGGGGCCTGCGACTTGATAGCTTTCCGCTCCGAAAATTTGCACGTTGCTGTCGTTTGAATATATTACGGCGCTTATTATGGGGCTTGACGCCAACAAAAATTTAAATTCGGTATCTGCGTATACAGTGAAGTTGCAGTCGAATTGCACTGGGTATTTGGGTGCCGATATATTATCAATGTTTAATCGGACCGCCCTTTGCCCAGATGTAGCCGCAGGGTCGAGTAACATCATCAATAACCTCTGTATCGCTGTCACTATACTCCGACCTGGCCTCAATGGGGCTGCTGTCCTCGACATTCGATTGGCGATGCTTGATGCTTTGCTCGTTTGCGCTGGTTGTGTTTGTGGTTTTTGTTGGTGCTGTGGCCGTTGCGGTTTTGGCGTTTGTTGCGGTCTCTGTGGTTTCGCTACGTTTTGTGGTTTGGCTTGTGGTCTGCATTTTGGGCATAGATGTGCCAAGGCTTTGCTGTTGAAAGGCGAGCCGCATTTTGTACAGATGATCTGCACTTGGTGCTTCTTTCGCGGTGCTCTTTTTGGTTTTGCCGTCTGAGTGTTCATAGCCGAGTTTATACATATAAAGGTGTAGTTTAAGTTAATAAAGTTTTGATTGTTTTAATAAATAATAATAATAATTTGTGATTTGGTTTATCAATTAGACTTGAGTTTTCCATTTTTATGTGCTAAATCACAAATTAAAAAGCTTTTAATGTTAAACATTCTACAATAAATTTTCTTTGGAATCTTGGGCGCATTTTATTATCATGCGTGCAAGCTTTGAGAAAATTTATTAAAGTAAAGATTTCTTCTGGTGAGATATTGTAGCCACGTTCTTGATAATGGTATGCAGCGATTTGAGCGCTAAGCGAAATTGTTTCATTTGATACGACGCTTAAGGCATCAGCAATGCTTAACTGTATTTCTCGCCAATCCTCTATGTGGGTATAAATTCTTGATGCAACTCTGCTAGCTCTTCTAACTACATCTGGAAAGAAGCCATGTGGTGTGATAATATTGGCTAAAAACTCACTGATATCTGGATGTTGAATTTTGATCTTATGGCCAAGAACATCAGTATATGCACGTTCATTAATTTTTCTAGGTTTACAAGTTGATGATAAAATATGAACATCATCACCTTTGAATGCTGCCAAATGTATTTTTCCAAAATCATAACACGCACCTGTTATTGCCATATTCGCTACTGTGTTCCACCATAAAGTGTACAATGCGCCTGAGGTCATTTGCCATTTGAAATCAAATCTGATACGCGCGTTATTTTGTGTATCTAACGCATTTGCATGGTATGATGATCTCATATGTAACAACCAATCTACGGTTGCTTCTGGAAAGCCACAACGTTTATACACTATGGATTGTAGCACTGCCAAGCCTGGTCCTTGAGTGCAATCAAATTGTGTATGATCTGCGTCGGTTTTTACGATTGTTCGATCATTATATAGGTGCAAATATGGTTTGAAC